AGCTGACTTACTCAAGCCTTTAGAAGGCACAGGAATCATATCAATGATATTGTCATCTACAAAGCCGCCGTTACCACAGCAAAGCGTCTCATATAGAGGAACTTTAACATATGATACTTCTATGTCGTTATATACTTTTTCATCGTCCATAATAAAATAAGATGGCTTAACTTCAAATATATCTGCTAGTTTTGCAATTGTTGTTTTTTTAAGATTAGTAACTACACCTTTTTCCCATTTTGCGACTGCAGATTTTTTTACTCCAATCATATCTCCTAGTTCTGTTTGAGTTAGTCCAAGCCTTTTTCTTTGATATTTTATCTTTTCTCCAACATTCATAATTTAATGTCTCCTTTTCTATATATATAGAATATCTCTTTTTGATACTTTTAACAATAAAAATGACATAAAAATAGAAAAAAAAGATACTTTTGTGTTGATTTTTGATATTAATAGGGTATAATTAAAAGTGTCTTAAAAAGACACTATCAAGGAGGTGGAACAATTGAATAAGAAAGAACTTTTATCAGAAATGATTCTTCATGACGATACAAGGACCGATTTAGCAGAAGCCTTAGGCATGTCTATAGGCACTTTAAATGCTAAAATTAATGAGACTAATGGCAGATGTTTTAATCAACCAGAGATTGCATTTATTAAGGATCGTTATGATTTAACTGCTGAAAAAGTAGACAGAATTTTTTTTACTTCAAAAGTGTCTTAAAAAGAAACATTAGAAAGGAGAAACAAAATGGAAAAAGATGTCAATTTATCAGAAGAGTTGAGAAATTTGAATGAACTAGAAAACAATCTTCGTCAGTTGGACGGACTTATCAAGAGTTCTGTACCTCTTCTAACAAAAAACAAAGAAGCAATGCTTAATGTATTGAAATTATTACAAGATGTCGGAGGCAGTAAAGAAGTTACTGTTGAAAGTCTATCAAAAAAATTAAATCACCTTATTAAAGAATTAAATAGTAATGCTGTGCTGATCTATTTGTTTCAAGGAGATCTAAAATCTTATAAGCGTAAAATAACCAAGCAAGTAAGAGAGGAGGAACAGAAATGAATGAATTATTAAGAGTTAATTATGACAGTGACAGAATTACACTGTCGGCAAGAGAACTTCATAAGTTTTTAGAAGTTACTGAAAGATTTGGGAATTGGTTTGAACGTATGAACCAATATGGATTTCAAGAAAACGTTGATTATTTAGGGCGTAAAGTTTTTAACACCCAAGCTCATCAAGAACTTCAAGATTATCAAATCACTCTAGACATGGCAAAAGAAATTGCAATGATCCAAAGAAGTGAGAAGGGTAAACAGATCAGACAGTACTTCTTGGAACTCGAAAGAAAATGGAACAGCCCAGAAGCTGTCATGAACAGGGCTCTTGAATATTCAAGAAAGCAAGTTCAAGCGCTTCTTCAGACAAATGAGAAACTAGAACTTGAAAACAAGATGAAGGATCAGCAGCTAAATGAATTAAAGCCAAAGGCTGATTATTATGATCAGATTCTTCAGAGCAAGTCATTAGTATTGATTTCTCAGATTGCTAAGGATTACGGACTTGGAGCCCCAACGATGAATAAGAAACTTCATGAATTGGGGGTTCAGTATAAGCAAGGTGGCCAGTGGCTTCTATATAGCAAATATCAGAACAAAGGCTACACGCATTCTAGAACTATCAATATCACAAGAAGTGACGGCCGTTCTGATGTGAGAATGCAGACAGAATGGACACAGAAAGGAAGACTGTTCTTGTATGAACTTCTTAGAAAGAACGGTATTCTTCCAATCATTGAGCAGAATTAGGAGAGTGATCATCATGGATGAACTTAATATCTCTGTGAAAGAGGTTTGTAAAACAATCCACAAGAGCCGTGACTTCGTTATAAATGCAGTGCAGCAAGGCATGATGCCTGGCGCTGTCGTTGTTTCAAAAACAGGGATAAGAAGTGTTCACATTCCTAGAAAAGCTTTTGAAGCCTATATGAATGAATGGAACACAAGTCCAACCGATAAGGTTATTCAAGCATTATTTAAGAAGTATACAAAAGAATAGTGCTTAAGCTGCTCGTAGGCACCTAAGGCTAGGAGACAAATAATAATTCGTAGAATGAACTGCAATACATAATTTTTTGATATCTCTCCTAATTGACTAAATTACTGTTACGTATACGGTCTCCTAGCGCTAAGTGCTTATGAGCACAAAAAAAGAACACACGACTGCCATCGTGTGCCCTTAAAAAAATATCAAAATTACGTGCTTATTTTAGCACAGAAAGAGAGAAAAAGAAAATGGAAGAAAAGAAAATTGAAATTACAGGAGTTATTAAAGAAGATAACATCGAAATCAATGCACACGGATTAGGTACTTCAGACCTACTTGCAACAATTACAGCGCTGATCGGATTATTGCTTGATGGTCTAAGTTCTGAAGAAAATAAAGAAACAACAAAAGAAATTCTTAAAGATGTTATTGAAAATCCACAAAAAGAACTTAAAAAGCAATTTGCAGCAAGAGCATTCACCAAACTTTTCATGAAGTTATTCGGTTCTGAAAGCGAAAAAGAAGAGGACTAAACCTCTTCTTCTCAAAATAATCTTTATCTATTACAGAAAAGATTGAAAAAATCAGACAGTGCTAATTGTAGCACAGAAAGAGGAAATTATGAATAGCAAAAGAATCTTATTAATTGCATTTAACGCATTTGTTTTAGGCACAGTAATCTCAATGATTACATCAGGAAGTAATTGGGATAGTACAGCCGTACATGTCTCAAGTGCTTTCTCATTAGGATTAAACATCTTATTTTTGGAATATATCGGATTAAAGGGGGATAAATAATCATGATCAAACACGTAGAAACACCATTCCTGCACCTTGAGATTAAAAACGGGAACTGTGAAGTAACAGGCAGAGGAAACACATGGCAGTACTTCCTTCTATTTGCTTACATCGTTAAAGCTGCCAAAGAAGGACGCTTCACTAATGGGTTTGATAGCGAAAGAGAAAAAAAGGAATTCACTAGAATTATAAATAAGGTTTATGAAAGTCCGGATGATGCAATTGAAGTATTTGGACCATTAGGGGATGTAAATACAGTCTCTGATATCTTAGAAGCGCTAGATAGATTGTTTGAAGGGGATTACGTAGATGGAGAATAAGAAAGATATTTTAGAGAGTCTGTTTGAGACTCTCACTAGAACTAGAAAGTGGAGCGATGAAATCGCTGAAATGCTTTACCACAAGGACAAGAACGGCAATGAAGAGGTCACTGTCAGACTTTATGAAGGTAACCAAGAAGTGTTCATTGATGTTACTGGAGACAGTGGCATGGCTCTTATTAAAGATGTAATCGCAGCTTTAGAGGAAATACGATGACCTCTTTCAAAGGATTGTTCGATTGTCTCTATGATCCGATTCCAAAAGATAAAGAAGGGTGGCTCTCTCAAAGAAGGAAGGGCATTGGTGGTTCAGATGCTGGAATAATCGAAGGTGTCAACCGCTACACCACTCTTCATGAGTTGTGGGAAGATAAGACGGGAAGACAAAAGAGACCTCAGGTTTCAAACCATGCCATTGAGATGGGAAACCGTCTAGAACCTGTAATGTTCAAACTGTTCGAAGTGTTGTATGGCGATGACTATGAAGTCATCGATACAAAGGATTATTCATTATCCAGGAAAGATAAGGATTGGATGCGAGCTAATCTAGATGGTGCACTAATCAGAAAAGAAGATGGATCAACAGGAATTCTAGAAATTAAGTCAACAACCATTAACAAGTGGCAGTATTTTCAGGAAGAGTGGGGCGATGATTCAATGCCTCAGACATATTACTGCCAGTGCTTGCACTATATGAATGTGACAGGTGCTGAATTCGTTGTCTTATTCGCTATTGCTATGATGCCATGGTGCGATGAAACCAAGACAATTATTAGAAGAATTGAAAGAAGCGAGGTGCTTTTGGATTTAATGCAGCTAGAAGCAGATGAAGAAGCCTTCTGGCAAAAGCACATCGTGGAAGATAAGGAACCAAATTTTATTTAAAGGAGAAAAAGAATGAGATTTAAGAAAGAAATTAAAGACCGTCTCTATGGCGGGTATCTCGGTGTTGTCACTGACAAGATTGATTTTGAAATCATCAAAGTCATGCTTGCAGATGATAAAAAGAAAGTTGAAGGGCTTGAGTGGCCTTTTGGTGCAGTGAGTGCAGTTATCGCAGTTGCGCCTGATGGATCAGTAGTCGCATTAAAAGAGGAACACGCTGAAAGCTATGAATTAGTAAAGTATCAGGATGCAGTGGAAGAAGATACACAGCCTATTGATGCAGATGTCAATGAAGTTGCTGAAATGCCTAGTTTAAGCGTTGTGAAGGTCATTCCAGCGCAGATTGAAGGATGTAACGTAAAACACTTCAAAGAGGCTGTAAAGTCTTATTTGAAACGCTATGACGGCATTGTAGTGACTGCAGACAACTATAAAGAGTTATCTGATGTTGTTTCTAAACTGAAGAAAGAAAAAGACAATGTCAATGAAAGCAAGAAGGCAGTCAAAAAAGAAGCAATGAAGGTCTACACAGACTTCGAGAACGATATGAAAGAAGTTCTTAAGATGTTTGATGTTTCTATTAGTTCATTATCTAGTGATATTAAGGAATTCACAGATAAGGAAGTAGCAGAGAATGACATGGCTGTAAGAAAACTCATTAATAAGGCTCTTAATGATTATGTGCATAGAGGTGATTTTGATGGATACTGCGCAACTAAGGTATTCTCTATTGATCCACGCTGGAGTTCTCTTAAGAAGTTCATCAACAACAAGAAGCCTACTAAAGCATTAGTAGATGCAATCAAACAGGAATGTGAAAGAACTAAGGAAACATATAAATCATATTTACAAAGATGTGAGTCTCTAGACATCTATTTAGAGGCTAGATGTAAAGAAACTGATGTTGATCAAGAGATGATTGAAGTGAGTGTCTACAAAGATAAGTTAAGAAACGGCTCTTTTGAGGACATTAAGCCACTTCTCGAAAGAAGATTTAGAGAAATCCTCGATAGACGAGAAGAACAGGAACATCAGAAAGAAGAAGCAAAGAAGGAAGAAGTTAAGCAGGAAGAAAAGCCTGTAAATGTTTCTTCAGAAGAAAAAGAACCTCTAAAGATGTTGGTTGGTAAAATCGTAGGAACAAATTCAGCACTAAATGAATTAAAAACATCTCTAGACTACCTCAAAGCCAAATATGATGGTTGTTTCGATTATGATTTAAGATTCCCTAGAAAGAAGAAAGAAGGTAAATAACAATGACAGTTAAAAACAGTTTAAGAAAAGACACAACAAACAAAGCAAAATTCAGTACTTTTATCGCAAGCCCAGCAGTACAGAGAAAAATCAATGATGTTGTTGGCGGTAAGAATGGAACACGTTTCATCGCTTCTATTACTTCTACAGTTGTCAATGATCCAAAGCTTCAGGAATGTGAGCCTAATAGTATCATTACTGCCGCATTCCTTGGCGAAGCGCTCAACTTGTCTCCTTCCCCTCAGTTAGGACAGTACTACTTTGTACCTTATAAGACTAAGAGAGGAACAGTTGCACAGTTCCAATTAGGTTATAAAGGCTACATTCAGCTAGCCATAAGAAGTGGACAGTATAGAAAATTAAATGTTATTTCGATTAAGGAAGGTGAATTAATTCATTACGACCCTCTAAATGAAGAGATTGAAGTCAGATTAATTGATGATGAACTTGTAAGAGAGAACGCTAAGACAGTCGGCTATTATGCAATGTTTGAATATACAAACGGCTTTAGAAAAACAATGTACTGGTCAAAAGAGAAAATGGAAGCACATGCACTTAAGTATTCTCAGGGATATGCAGCAGACAAGAGAAAGGGTACTAACTGGACATTCTGGTCTAAAGACTTTGACGGAATGGCATACAAGACTATGCTCCGTCAGCTGATCAGTAAGTGGGGTATCATGTCAATTGATTTACAGAATGCTATTGATGCTGATATGGCAGTAATCAATAGTGATGGTACAAAAGAGTATGTTGATGCTCCTGTTACATTTGTAAACGATGAAGAACCACAGGCACATGAAGAAGCGCCTAAAGCAATCGCAAATGAAAGTTCAGCACCTAAAGCACCACAGCAACATGAAGAAGCTGACAAGGTTCTAGAAGAAGCAATGGTCAATACTGATTTCGGCGATGCTGAATTTGGTGACTTCGATGATGGTTATGATTATGAACAGTTCTAATTAAAGAAAGGAAGACATGAGGGATGGATGAAAAAAGAAGATGGATCAAGTTATACATGATGGACTACGACGAAGTCTATCATGATTCAAAAATGCTACACCTTTGGATTGACATCCTTCTTCATGCCAATCCTGTTGATTACTATCATCATGGCCAGCTTATTAAAAGAGGACAATGCATCTTGTCTCTAAGACAGGTATCAGAAAGATGTGGGATGGCAAAAAACACCATTACTAAATATCTTCACCTCTTAGAAGAGTGCGGAAAAATCAAATTAGATATATCTAGAAAAGGCACTCTTATAACAGTTGAGAACTGGGATAAATATCAGAACCGTGTCTCACCTAGTGTCCTAAAAATAGGACAAGAGGTAGGACAAGAGGTAGGACAAGAGGTAGGACAAGAGGTAGGACAAGAGGTAGGACGTAATAAGAATAAAAGAATAAAAGAAATAAAGAATAAAAGAAGACTGACTAGACAGGAAGAAATCTTTAATTCTCTTGCTTCTAAGAATCTTGATAAATACTACTCCGATGTCTATGAGAAGTGTGATGCTTATGGTTTCGACAGGATTAATAATCTTGGTGCATTTGCTATCGCAGTTGCTGAAGAGTTAGCAGCTAAGAAGAAACCTGTACCGATAGCAGAAAAAAAGAAACCAAAAAAAGGAAGAGTAACCGAAGAAGATAAAGAGAAGTTAAGAAGATTTATGGAAGGATTTGGAGGAGATTTATAACATGACAAATTTTGAATTTTATGCAAATGAAATTAAATCCAGAGGTTTCAATAGCCTATGCCGCTACACTAATGCTGATGATTTACTTGTTTATCAGATAAGGGAGGAATGATATAGATGTTTTTATTGCAGGTATTAGAAAATGTATTTTCTGTGTTTGCTATCGTTATGCTGATTGTTGGCGTTCTTATCGTGATATCAGTGATTGCTATTGCAGTGTTCGTTATTGTGTCGGTCGTTGTGAATGGCATAGAAGAAGATAAGGAGAATAATAACTTATGACAAGAAAAGACAAGGAGGAACACTATTAATGCTTAATCGTGCTTTATTAGTCGGAAGACTTACAAGAGACCCTGAACTAAGAAGAACAGGGAGTGGGAAGGCTGTTACTTCTTTCAATCTAGCAGTAGAAAGAAACTTCAAGAGCGATGATCAGGAGGCTGACTTCATTAATTGTGTGTGCTGGGGGAAGATTGCGGAAAACACAGAGCGATACTGTTCTAAAGGTTCGATGGTTTCAGTAGATGGAAGAATCCAGACAAGAAATTATGACAATAACCAAGGCCAAAAGGTATATGTTACTGAGGTGATTGCTGACTCTGTACAGTTCATTAACACTAGAAAAGAAAATCAAGCTGCACCACAAGCACCAGTAAATAGTCAAGCACCTGTTAATAACTATGCGAGCAATGGACTGATTCATCAGTTTGAGGATGAAGGATTGATTATGGAGGAGGATGACATCCAATTCTAATGAGCAAGTACAACTCAAGAAAAACTACAGTTGACGGCTTCACGTTCGATTCTAAAAAAGAAGCAAAACGCTATTTAGAACTAAAGCAGATGGAAAAAGATGGATTAATTCATAATCTACAATTACAGGTGCCGTTTGAGTTAATCCCTCCTTTTGAAATTGAGATTGATGGCAAAAAGAGAAAAAGAAGAAGGATGGAGTATATCGCTGACTTCGTCTATTACATCAATAACGTTAAAGTTGTGGAAGATGTCAAAGGCAGAAAAACAGAAGTATATAAGATTAAGAAAAAGATTTTTGAATATAAGTTCAAAACAACGATAAAGGAGACATAGAAAAATGATAAGAACTGGTTCTTATTATGCATACAATGCAGATGATGGCAGCTTTTTAGCATGTGGGAGCAGTAATAAAATGAAGAAGTTCTTTGGAATCTCAAACGATACTCTTAGAATCCATTCAAAAAATGGTAAGATATACAATTCAAATAAATATGATCTTCACCTAAAGATTAAGTGGTTCGATGGAGTTATTAAAGATATTGAACCAACAATTAAACTTAAACCAAGGCCAAAACCACAGATAGAAAGAAAACCACATAAATTAAAATGTAATTTCGTAGAAGTGTTCAAAGTATTCAAACATCAAGAAGCGGAAGAAGAAAAAGAACATATGAGAAATAATTTTTCTGTTATCAATCTAGAAAGAGTTAGATTTGAACTAAAAAAGCATGCAAAAGAATCATATCCTTACAGAATTGCGTTTTATACTAAGAAATCGCCAACAACTTTGGTATTCGATGAATATTTTCTTTCGTTGGAGTTAGCAGAGCAGCGTATGGAATATCTGAAGAACTTCAAAGGCAAAAAAGACAATGGAGACTTCTGGTATGACGGTGTTAATTACGAAGCAGATAGAGTTATCATTGCAACAAGAACACGAAATAATAGAAATATGATTATTTCTTTAGATGATATATCTACCAAAAAAACTGACTATGACGAATATCTGGAATTAGCTAGATTCATTCAATCAGAATTCATCAGATAATCAAATAGGGCATTGAGTTCTCTATATTTAACTCATAAGAAAATTTAAAATAAGAAAATCTATATGGATTACTCTTAATAGATTTTTTTCTAAAAGCAAGATCCTCTCATGGACTTGATGCCCTAACATATTTTTCTATTCTAAAACCAACAAACAACAGCAGTGTCATGGCTTTGCTTCCATCTCTTCACCTTACTTTGCAAAGAATAAGAGTAAGAAGCGCTAATTTTGCTACTATCCAACTAAGTTATGATGCTACTGGGAAGACAGAAAGAATTAATTGAAAATCAAAAGACAGAGTAAAGGACTTCTTTCTCTCTTCCAGAAAGGAGGTTAAATGGGAAACTTTGTTTTATATCGTAACGGAAAAAGAACCGATATAACTGGATCAATAGAAAAGATAAGTCAGTATGTTGATGCTACTCAATTAGCTCTAAAACATAGATGGCAACGTATATATAAGCATGAAAGTGTATTTTCAAATGAAATACCTATTAAAATAGGGAGTGCATACGATAATGAGGAATATATGGCAAATGTATTTGCTCATAGAAAAGTACACAAGAAAGAAAAGAAAAGGGCGAGTTACGAAGATAGACAGTTCTATGTTGTCTATGACATGAATGACAATGTAATTATTGCAGGCACTGCTGAAGAATGCGCTAATAGGCTATCCATTGGATTAGCTAGTTTCTACTGCAAGGCAAGCAATCAGCACAGCGATAAATACAATGCAAGGCATCCTAGCGCTGCCCCAAGAAAATATTATGTATATACTTTAAAAGATAAGGAGGAGTGAAATTAAATTGTTTTTTATTTTATTTGTACTGGTGATAGTGATTTATTTATTTTTCATTTTTGAATAGGAGGTAACGTATGACAGCCGAAGAAGTCAGAACATATTTAAAATCATATAGGAATCTAAAAGACAAAGCAGACTATCTACAGAATAAGTTAATAAACGTTAAAGCAATCTCATATAGAGACAGTCCAACAGGTTCATACAGTGAGCCCAAGACGCAGAATGACTATATCTTGATGAAGGATAGGTGTTTAGAAGAAATGGCTCTCATACGTCAAAATATAGACAAACTAGATGATATCAATCATAGGGATGTACTCTTTTATCGATACATCGAATTAATGAGCATCTATGATACTGCTGACATGCTGCATGTGTCGCAGAGAACAGCAGAGAAGTATATACATGATGCAATTGAAAAGATGATTGTTATTCTATCTTAACGTGAATACACGGTTATAAACGTAAAACGGCGCAACACTGCGCTAATTGATGTTATATAATGGTAAAAAGAGGCAAATTAAGCAGAGAGGCATAATAAAGCCTCTTTTTTGTTATTTGATAAGAAAGGGGTGCGACTATGACAGAAAAGCAGAAACTATTTTGTGATGAGTATCTAAAAGATACTAATGCTACAAGAGCATATCTAGCAGTATATGATAATTGTAAAAGCGCCATAAGTGCAGCACCTCTTGCTTCTAAGCTTTTAAAGAAAGAAGAGATACAAAAGTATATCTCTGAAAAGATGGAAGAAATTCATAATGAGAATACTGCCGACATTCAGGAGATAGTTGAATATCTAACATCTGTTATGCGCGCTAAATCAGAGTCTTATGTAATGATCATGAACGGTAACGGTATGCAGAAGGTCATACAGAAGCCTCCGGACGAGAAAGAAAGGCTTAAAGCTGCTGAATTATTAGGCAAGCGTTTTGGTATGTTTACGGAAAATGTAGATGTTACATCGAACGGCAAGACAGTAATCGTGGATGATATAGATGAAAGTTAGTTTAAAGTCCATTATTGGTCCTGCTTTCTATGATGTTCATAAGCATATCAAAAACAATGATTACACGCACTATTGGTTAAAAGGTGGCCGTGGATCATTGAAGTCTTCATTCATTGGTACTGAAATTCCTTTAGGCATCATGAGGGATGCACAAAAGGGACTGATGAGCAATGCAGTTGTTATCAGACGTGTAAAAGATACATTGAGAGGTTCAGTATATGAACAAATCAAATGGGCTATTTACATGATGAAAGTTGAAAATGAATGGGAGATGCCTGACTCAAAACTGCAGATGACTTACAAGCCAACAGGACAAGTCATCATATTTAAAGGTGCTGACAATCCTAAAAAGTTGAAATCAACAAAGGTGTTTGTAGGTTATATAAAATATGTTTGGTTTGAAGAATGTGATGAGTTTGAAAGTCATGACAAGATCACCAATATCAATCAGTCTTTGCTTCGTGGTGGTCCTGAATATTGTGTGTTCTACTCTTTTAACCCTCCTGAAAGCCAAAGAAATTGGTGCAACAAAGAAGTTTTAGTAAAAAGGGATGATACATTCGTATCTCACACTACTTATCTTCAAGCACCGAAAGAATGGCTTGGAGAACAGTTTTTAATTGAAGCTGAACATATGAAAAAAGTTAAGCCTGAAAAATACTGTCATGATTATTTAGGTGAAGTTACTGGTACAGGCGGTGAGGTTTTTACAAACCTTGATATACGTGAGATAACAGACGAGGAAATACAGGTATTCGATAGATTAAAAAACGGATTGGACTTTGGTTATGCTGGTGACCCATTGGCATATGTCAAAGCAAACTATGACAAGACGCGCAGGCGTCTTTTTATTTTTGGTGAAGTATATGGAACTAGACTATCAAATGCCAAGGCCGTGAAACTCATAAAAGAGATTAACCCACTCAATAAGCTAGTCACTGCTGATTCAGCTGAACCAAGAACCATTAATGAATTCAAGTTATTAGGTCTCAATATCATCGGTGCAAAGAAAGGCGCTGACAGTGTAGACAATGGAATAAAGTTCCTTCAGGACCTAGACAAGATAATTATAGACCCTTTTAGATGTCCCAATGCTGCACGTGAATTCAATGACTATGAAATTGAAATGGATAGAGACGGCAACCTTAGAGGGGAGTTCCCCGACAGAAACAACCACACTATAGATGCGGTTAGATATGCTATAGAAAATGAAATCCTTATGAAGAAGGCAAGAGCAGGAAAGAGGAGATTTTAAAAGATGTATTATACTTTCACGATTCCACGAGAAAAATTCGACGAGACAAACATAGACAGAAGCATGATTCTTCGTCTCATTGCTAAGCATTATAGTATTCGTGCTCCTGAGATATTGAAGAATGTCGGCTATTACTTTGGTAAGCATGCCATCATGAACAGGAAAAAGAAGTTCAAGAACCAGCCGAACAATAAGATCATGGTAAACCATGCTAAAGATATATCAGATACAGCAACGGGCTATTTTCTTTCAAACCCTATCACATTCAAGAAGAATACAGAAGACGGCAATATTGACAAGCTGACAGGTGCTTTTGTTGATGCTGAAACAGATGATACAGATTCATGCAATGCTATCAATATGTCACGTGCTGGTGTCGCTTATGAGTATGTTTACTTATGTGAGCATGAAAGCAAGCTGATGACCAAGACACTTGACCCATTGTCAACGTTCAAGGTTTTCGATGCTTCAATTGAACAGCATGAACTATTCAGCGTTTATTATTCGATTGAAAAAGATGATTTTACTGACAGGTTCAATATCATCGCAACAGTAACAACTGAGAACTATGTCACAAGAATCGGAATCACATGCAATGAGGAATTTGAAAAAGGCGAGTTTTCAGAACTTGGTGAGCCTTATCCACATTTCTTAGGTGAGGACCCTATCATTGAGTATAGAAACAACATGGACTGCATTGGAGACTATGAACAGCAGATTTCTCTTATCGATGCATATAATACATTATGCTCTGACAGAATCAACGATAAGGAGCAGTTCATTGACGCAGTGCTTGTTGTCTATGGCGCTCTTTTAGGTGATGACGATGAAGAAGCAACAAAAGCGCTCCAGGCTATCCGTAAGAATGGTGTTATGGAACTTCCTAGTGATGCACGCTCTGAATATCTGACTAGAACATTTGACGAGAATGCGGTGGAAACACTCAAGCGCTCAATAAAGGAAGATATCTATTCACTTTCTCATGTCCCTAATCTGACAGATGAAAACTTTGCTGGCAACAGTTCAGGCATTGCTATTCAATATAAGCTTCTAGCACTTGAGACTCTCACCAAGACAAAAGAGAGATATTACAAGAAAGGACTTAAAAAGCGTATAAGAATGTTCTGTACTTACCTCAATCTAAAGGCAATTGCTGCTGATCAGTCAATGATTGAGCCTGTATTTACAAGAGGATTACCACAGAACCGTCTTGAATTATCACAGATTATTGCGAACCTTAAAGGTGTTGTTTCAACTAAGACACTTCTTGCACTGCTTGACTTTGTTTCAAACGTCGATGATGAAATGAAAGAAGTCAAAAAAGAAAAACAGGAAGCACTTGAAACACAGAAGCAGTTATTTGATACCGAAAATCAGAATACTCCTCCAGAAGATGAAGAAAAAACAGATGATCACGAGGAAGATGATAATGATGATGACAAAGACAAGGAATAATAGTGCTCTGTTATGACTAATATCAAAAATATAAAGTACTGGGAGATGCGAGAAGCAAGGAACATGTACAAGGATATGCAGTTAGCTGAGGACTGCGCCAAAGAGTTGAGCGTAATCTATAGCAAGGCTGCAATCTACACTGCCAAGCAGATTGAGGGAATATTCAATAGATTCGCTTCAAAGCATCATCTAACAAGAGACGAGGCAATTAATCTTCTTTCAGAGGCTGACAGTAAAGATTTCGAAAAACTGCTTGAAGCATACAAGAATAAGACAGGCGCCCAAAAAAGAGAGGTGCTAGCAGAATTGGAAGCCCCAGCATACAAGAACCGTATGAAGAGGCTTGATGATATTGATAAGTCAATAAACAGGCTAATCAATGCGGTTGCATCCAAGGAAAGAGATGCAATAGACAAGACAATGCGAAAGGTCTATGAAAGCAGTTATCACCATGCAGTATATGAAGCTGCAAGAATGAGCGGCCTAGATCTTCAGACAGGACCTATTGATGAAGGCGCTCTTGAAACCATTCTGAAAAAGAAATGGTCAGGACAGAACTATTCCGAAAGAGTATGGGCAAATACTCAGAAGGTAGCCGATGCACTAAAAGAGGAGTTCATGATAGGAGCCCTCACAGGCAAGACAGAGAAGGAAATGACCGACTCAATCAACGAACAGTTCCTTTCAGGTAGAAACAATGCTAGAAGACTTGTCAGAACCGAATCATCATACATTCACAATGAGGCGCACTTCCAGGCTTACAAGGATTACGGCATAGAGGAGTATAGATTTGTTGCAACACTAGACCTTAGAACGTCTCAAATTTGCCGTGAGAGAGACGGAAGTGTATACAGGGTGAATGATAAGAAGATAGGCGTAAACGCTCCTCCAATGCACCCATGGTGCCGTTCTACAACTATTATGAATCTTGATGATGAAACTATGCATAATCTAGAAAGATTTGCAAGGGACCCTGTTACAGGTGAAAGAATGAAAGTTCCAGCGGACGAGACATATAAAGAGTGGTATCAGAGGATGGTTGAAAAACATGGCGCTGAAGCAATCAATAACTCTAGAAGAAATATAATTAATTTTTCTGATGATGAAGAACAGTTCCATAGATATAGACGTGTATTAGGAAATGAATTAATTCCAGATACGCTAGAAAAATTTCAAAAACTAAAGTATAATGAACTTGACCGTTGGGATGATTTGAAAAAGAAATATAGAATTGTAAATCAATATGAAAATCATACTAGACACAGCATGCCTGCACAGAAAATTTTTGATTTAGATGAAAAAGCATTTAGTGTAAAAAGAGAATTATTTTCATCTGATTATAGAACAAGCGGTAATTTTGCAATTATGGAATTAGATGGAGACACTTTTTTTGCACATAGCAGAGCTAATTGCAGTGATGATAAAGCATACAAAAATTTCAAGGGTGATAAATCAAGATTAATTTTGAAACCTGATGAAAAAACTTTTGAAACCAAAGTAATAGGAACCCATGATAGAGAAGTAGACAGTGAATATAAGTTGTTTGAGTTAGCAAATTTACAAATTACCGATAATGATGAACATGAATTATTCATGTTATCTGAAATGCAACTTTGTGAAAGCTGCAAAGGAGTAATGGAACAATTTATGTTAAGACATCCCAATGTAAAGGTTTCAGTGGTTTCTACGAAAGAATCTAGAATGAAGAGAAAGTACAAAGGAATCGATAAAGAAAGAGAGGGATATAGGGATAGATGGAAAAAGAAATAATAAGCTATTTAGATAGAAAAGAAGATGTATATAGCTGGATGAATGCACAAAAACCAGATGTGAATCCTATTTCCTACGGTAGTTCTTACGTTTTTTATGAACTAGGAGATGTGGACAATCTGAGATTGTGTGAGTATTTTATTGCATGTGGATTGTTTGAATTAGAACATCATGACTTAGAAGAACGAATCGAAGAACAAATGACATATTGGATCTATCAATATGAACATTTCGGAAGATTCAAAGATGAAATTCCTGATTGCGAATTACTAGAAAAGGATATAGAGAAGATTAAATCTATGATGACACTAAGATTCGAAGATTTAGAATGTTACGAAGCCGACTAATAGTCGGTTTTTATTTTATACAATCTCAATGAAGGAGAACAACATGGCAAGAGATGATTATCATGTAATTGTTTATCAGATTCTATCCTACCTGTATATGCAGCTAAAGCATGGGAAGGATATTGATGCATCACTCATAAGACATGACAGTAAATATCTGCAGATCAACAGAAAGTACTGGACTTATGTCATTGTGAATCTGTTGAATGAGGGATATATCAGTGGGATAGTAATTGACCAGGATATAGATGAAAACATAGAAATATACAACCTTGATAAATGTGAGATTACACCAAAAGGAATAGAATACCTTACTGATAATTCAACTATTGAAAAAGCCAAGCGATTTATGAAAGACTTGAAAGACATATTACCGTTCGTATAAGCCGACTATTTTTTAGTCGGTTTTTATTTTGCTCAATTTCAAGAAAGGAGAACCATATGGCTGAAGGATTGAAACCACATCATCACCAGTACTTTGAGTATGACTGTAAAAGTCATTTTGATAGCCGTAGGCACGTCATTGTTAAGAAGGTGACATATATGTGCATGATATGTGGAAAACTCTCACATGAGACATATGAAGAGTACTGTCCGCCTCCCAAGGAAAGAAAACCTAAAGCATTGATGAAATACAGAAGCAGACAGAAGAGCGGTTGATGTTCTTCTTTTTTTCTGTTTGTCCATAACGTGCATATGACATTAAAAGGTGCATGGATATAACAGTCATACGGACTATAAACGGAGGAATTAAGTTATGGAATATATTAAGAATATGATGCCTTTGAACCTTCAGCTTTTTGCGGAAGAAGGGGAAGAGGGGGAAGAAGATACAGGCGATGAAGGGAATCCCGATAATGCGCAGTCAGGTGAACCTGAAGATGGTAAAGCCAAAGTAACAACCCTCACAGAAGACGATGTGGACAGAATCGTCCAGAAGAGACTTGCCCGTGCAAGAAAGAAGTGGGATAAGGATCATACGGAAGCCGAAAGGCTTCAAAAGATGACAGATGATGAAAAGAAGCAGTATGAGGAAGACAAAAGAAAAGAAGATCTTGACAATAGAGAAGCAGCAATTACTCGTAGAGAACTGACTGCAGTTGCCAAGGAACAGCTTAATGCTGCAGGAGTACCAGCAGACATGGCTGACTTCATTGACTACACTGATGCTGATTCCGTAAATGAATCTGTCAAAAGACTCTCTAAAGCATTCAAGGGAGCAGTTCAGCAGTCTGTTGATGACCGATTAAAGGGGAAAGCGCCTTTAGATAAGGCAAAAAACAATGTATTGACTGCTGAAGAAGAGAATGCAAGAAAGGCATTCGCGAATGCACTTAAATTTTAGAAAAGAGGTATAGAACATGGCAATTAACACATTAGAGTATTCAACTATTTTTCAGACTGAATTAGATAAACAGATGGAGCATCTCACTCTTACATCATGGATGGATGCCAATGCCGGACAGATTAAGTATGACGGTGGTGCAGAGGTAAAAATCCCTAAGATGTCATTAGTGGGCTTAGGTGACTATAACAGAGATGAAGGATATAAACAGGGTGCTGTTACTCTTGAATATGAAACATTCAAAATGACACAGGACCGTGGAAGAAAGTTCCTTCTTGATGCAATGGATGTAAACGAAACTAACTTTGTGGCATCTGCTGGCACTGTCATGGGTGAATTCCAGCGTTTACATGTTGCCCCTGAAGTAGATGCTTACCGTATTTCTAAGGTTGTTTCTGATGTTACAACGAAGAAATCAGCCAATATCCTAACAACTGCATTGACTGAACAGAATATTCTTTCTGAATTAGAAAAGGCAGCGGATACTATCCGTGATAAAGGATATCAGGGCGATATCATCTGTCATATTACATATGACACTTTAAGATTATTAAAGGAAAAGATGGTAAACAGCAACCTTACATCAGGTAAATTAACTATTGGAAATATCACATTAGACATCTATAAGCTTGATGAAATCACATTCATTCCTACACCAAAGAACAGAATGTATTCAGCTATCAAGGTTGATGCTGGAGCAACAAAAGACGCAGGTGGATATACGAAAGGTGAAACTGCTAAGAATGTAAACTTCTTAATGGCGCCAATCAATAGTGTTATCGGTGTTACTAAACAGGACAAGACAAGAGTATTTGACCCTGATACTAACCAGGATGCAAATGCTTGGCAGATTGACTATAGAAGATATCATGACTGCTGGGAAAAGGACAACATGCTTGACCTAATCATTGCTAACGTCTCAGCTGATGCATAATGATCATTGTAAAAAGAATCAACGTTGAAAGGGCCATCCATGAGGATGACCTTCAGCGTTATACAAAACAGGGATATCGTGTTATTGAAGACAAGAAGAATGATGAAGATACTCCTGTAGAAAACAATGAAGTGAAGGACCTCAACGATATGACTGTTGACCAGTTAAAGACTATTGCAAAGGAAAAGGGCGTTAGCGGATATTCTAGTCTTGTTAAGAAGGAATTGGTCGCAGTTCTCACTAAGATGCAGGAGGAGTAATCTATGGATCTAGTTGAGATTGTTGCTGAAAGAACAGGAACGAGTCAGGGGCGTGCAAAAATCTATGTTGAAATGGCAAAACAGCGTGCTCTTGCACATACAAACCGCACTGTATACATCACTGCAATGGATTTCTGTGTGGCTGATCTAGCATGTGCCATGTACTTCAGAGAGGGCATGGTCGGAGAATCATCACATTCAGAAGGTGGCATCACATCTACTTTTCAGTCTTCCACTTATGAAGATATTCTCTCAACTATCAACAACTTAAGACTGATTCGGGCAGGAGGAATCGTTCACGAAAAGAAGCTGGAGAGGAATCAATGAGACTTTCAGCGCTTAAGAACTATCCTGTATATGAACCTGTCATCGAAAAAGATGGTGAAGGTGTCACTACTGAAAAGTGGATCAAGAGAAAATCAATGCTTCTTGAAGTATGGCCTGCATCCGGTAAATTACAGGCTGAAATGTACGGAGAGAGACTGAACTACATTCTTAATATGATTCTTCCTAAGAATAAGGATGATGATTTCAGACCCACTGAAAAGTGGGGTGTGAATGTCTATAATCAGTCAATCGATGAACCGGATTATAGAATCATCAGCATGAAGGAATATAACAGACACTATCTCTATGAACTGGAGAAGATTATTAAATGAGTCTCAATGGTGCTAATGAATTATTTAGAAAGCTTCGTGCTATAGATGCCGTTCTTGAGAATCCAGAACAGGTTCTTGGAAAGGCTGCGGAAACAATCAGAAGTGGTTGCGTTCTTGAATGTCCTGTAAATAATGGTGAATTAAGAAATTCCATTAAGACAAGAGTTGAAGGCGACAAGGGATATGTTTATACAAATAAGGCATATGCTCAATATGTTGAATTCGGAACAGGTCGAAAAGGTGCAGCAGACCATGCTGGAATATCTCCATATGCACATCCTTCTTATACTATGGAACCTTGGTGGATTCCTGAAGAGAAGTTATCAGAAGAAGCAATAAATAACTATCATTGGGTAGTTATCGAGGTTGATGGAAAGAGATATTACAGGTCGGATGGACAGCCTGCACAGCCATTCATGTACCAGGGAGCAAAGAAGACTGAAAAGAAAGCAGTGAAGGATGCTGGTATTGTAATCAGCCAGTTAATTGAAAAGGATTAAAAGCATATGAACAACATTAAAGACAAAGTATATAAGGCTCTGACAGATGAAGGCCTTGAAGTCACTGATATCTATCCTAAGGACTGGGCAAAGCTTCCAGCAGTTCAGTATGTTGAGGAAGATAACAGCGTGGCAGAATGGACGGATGACAAGGAGCAGACATCACATGTCCTTTACAGAATCGAAATCTGGGATACTAAGAGTACATCGGTTACAGCCTTGAAAGTTGATAAGGCATTATCAGCAATGGGGCTAAAGAGAGTATTATGCAAAGATATTGATGATGCATCAGGACTTAGACACAAGAAAATGAATTATGAAGCATATTATGATAGTGATTACATCTATCACGGTATGTAACTGATAAGGAGGAATTATATAATGCTAGCAAATGGCGCTAAATTATCTTATGACAAGACAAACAAGGGGACTTCTTATACTGACCTTCCAGGTTTGAAGAAGATTCCTGAAATGGGTATTGAAAAAGAAAAAGTTGAAAACTCTTCACTTGATAATGCAGTTAAGGTCTATGAGTTTGGTATCGGAGACCCTGGAGACCTTGAATATACATTCAAGTATGACAACAGCAAGCCAACATCTTCATACAGATTAATGAGGGAACTAGAAAAAACAGGAGCTACCGCAATGTTCAAGGAAACATTGAAGGACGGTACTACAACTACATTTTCAGGACAGGTCACTGTTAAAAGATCGGGCGGTGGTGTCAATGATGCTATTGAATTCACTGTTTCAATCGCATTACAGTCTGAACTCAATGTTACTGATCCAGGAGAAGCAGTAGCACAATCTGATGAAACTGCATCTGAAGCAGTAGCGGAATAGAAAGGAAGACATAGATAAATGGCAGAAAAAGCAAAAAGAAAACCGTTCATTATTTGGAAAATCGGTGAAGAAGAATACAGATTGAAACTTACAACAGGAGAAATCTCTAGACTAGAACAGATGTATGGGGGAAGTCTTATCAACCTTCTTAATACAGAAACAGGCATGACACCATTATGCACTATGCTGGACATCACACATGGTGGTCTTCAGAAATTCAACAGCAACATCGACAGAAGCGATGTGAACGATATGTTTGATAGATACATCGATGAAGGTGGCTCACAGACAGAGTTCCTTAGTGATGTTCTTATTCCATTGTTCCAGGTATCGGGTTTTTTCTCTGGGGCTCTCGAAACGAAAATGGAAAAGGAAATGGCGGAAGCCAAGAAGAATCTCTAGAAGATATCCTGATTACAGATTACATATACAAGGCGGTCTATGATCCAGCGCTTGATGCTGGAGTAGACCCCTTTTCATTTTGGAATTATTCGTTAGATGAGCTATACGATATTATTTCAGCGCATGAAAGAAAGAAAAAAGAAATGGTGCGACAGGAAGCGATATCTCTTCAGATACAGGCCCTTCAGATAAGGGATTGTATTTCTGCTGTCCTTAATGGCAAGGATGATTCATTCACTCCTGCACAATTGTGGGACTTCTATCCTTCACTTTTTGAAGAGGATAAGAAAGAGTTTGAAAAAGAGAAGGAAAGAAAAGAGATTGCAAGCGCTAGATCTTCTCGTATTGCCTTCAGTAGAAGACATAATGAAGCACTAAGAAAAAGAAAGGCGGTGATGCAGAATGACGGTAGAGGAACTGCAGATAGTAATATCTGCTCAGACGAAATCAGCGAAATCAGAACTGAACAGCGTGAAGAATGAAGTCACCGGCCTAAAGAATCATGTTGATAAGGTCACAGGATCAATTGGCAATTCATTCAAGAGTATTCGCAATATTGTGGCGGGTCTTGGTATTGCTTCTCTGATTAAATCAACGATATTAGGTAATGTTGATGCTGCAATCAAGAGAGTTGATACTCTTAGCAACTATAGCCGTGTGATGTCAAATCTAGGTGTTGGGAGCGTTCAAGCGAATGCATCTGTACAGAAACTAAGCAATAAGCTTATTGGGCTCCCAACAACCCTAGACGATGCATCAGGCGCAGTACAGAGATTTACATCAGTGAACAGTAACATCTCTAGATCAACAGATATGTTCCTTGCACTAAATAATGCTATTCTAGCCGGTGGTGCAAGCTCTGAGATACAGAAATCAGCACTTGAACAGTTGTCACAGTCATATGCCAAGGGTAAACCGGATATGTTCGAATGGCGTTCAGCGATGACTGCAATGCCTGCACAGATGAAACAGGTTGCTGAGGCCATGGGCTTTGTCAATGCTTCCGCACTAGGTGAGGCTTTAAGAAACGGAACGGTATCAATGGACCAGTTCATGAATACTCTTATGCAGTTAAACACTCAGGGCATTAACGGCTATCAGTCATTTGAGGAACAGGCAAGAAATGCGACAGGTGGAATTTCTACATCAATCGCTAATATGAGAACAGCTATTGTTAGATGTATGTCCGAAGTAATGAATACAATCGGGCAGTCTAATATTGCTGGATTCTTTACTAATATTGCAAAGGCAATTAACTCATGCGTCCCATATGTTGTTGCATTCACTAAAGTTGTTATGGTCGCCGTTGGGTATCTGACGGCACTGTTTGGTGGCAAGTCAAAGAAGTTGAGTTCTTCTTTTGGTGGAGTGTCAAACAATGCTAAGAAGGCAGCAGGAAACACAGGGGCTCTTGCAAAGAATATGAACGATGCTTCCAATAGTTCGCAGAAGCTTTCTAAAGGCGCAGGTGGAACAGGAAGCGGATTAAAAAAGGCAGCAGGTAATGCTTCTAAACTCAAGAAGGAATTGAAAGGAGCTCTTGCTGGATTCGATGCAATCAATAACATCAATTCAAGCAATGGTTCAAGTGATCCGTCTTCAGGTGACTCAGGTGGCTCGGGCGGTGCTGGTGGTTCGGGTGGTGATATCGGCGGATTCAGCATGGATGACAGTGGCGCAAAAGAACAGAAAGGGCTTCTTGAAGAAGTAGACAAGCAGTTAGAAGAAATCAAGAAGAAGGTTGCTGAATTCTTCGAGCCTCTAAAGCAGTCATGGGATAAGTTTGGAGCGCCAATGATTGCAGCTGCAGTATATGCATTTAATGGCGTCAAGAACCTTCTTATGGAAATCGGCAAGTCAATGTACACAGTGTGGGAAAACGGCACAGGTGCAAAGACTGTCGAACTGATATTGAAGATATTTACTAACATCTTCAAGATAATTGGCAACATCTCTCAAGGACTGGCTGATGCATGGAATACTGCCGGTCTAGGTGATTCAATCATCCAGCATTTATGGAATATATTTAACTCTATATTGAAGATCATAAATGAGATTCTGAAAATTGTGAGAGATATTACTAAAGCGATTGACTGGACTGCTGTATTAGGTGCAGTGGATGTGGTCCTTATTATCATTGATGAATTATTCTCTTTCATAGCAGATAATGTAGGTCGTATTCTTGGCATACTTTCAGTTATTGCGGGATTATCATTATTTTCTACTCTCGCTGGAATTCTTGGTACTGTTATCACACAAATCCAGCTTGCGGTAGGAGTATTTTCAGGTTGGGCATCGCTTGCAACTGCATTGAGCGGTGCGTTCGGAATTCTTCCACAGATATTCGCATCTATTGTAATGGCTGTGAATCCTGTAAATATCATCATAGGGGCAGTCATTGCTACAGTGGTAGACTTATGGCAGAAGAGTAAGAGCTTCAGAGATGACATAGTAAGCATTCTAGGAAATATCGCCACTATTGTTCAGAAGGTATTTCTAAATATTGTGGCACCTATCATTGATACAGTTGGTAAAATCATCATGGATTTTGTGGGCGATGTTCTCAAACCGTTGTGGAACGCATGGGAGAATGTATTCCAGAGCATAATGGGGTTGGTAAGTGATTTCTTAAAGTTCGTCACACCAATCTTCAGCACAATTCTTGATATTCTAGGACCTATATTCCAATTGGCCTTAACACTATTGAGAGGTACATTCGATATGGTATTTGCTGCAATTAGGGGAATTATTGAACTCGCAGACAAAACGATCTGCGAAAGAGTCAACAATATCAGAGAATTCTTCCGTAATCTAGGTGAATGGATGGAAGGAACTTTCGGTTTCAAATGGAAGAATGTGTTTGAAACGGTTAAGAATGTTGTCAAGGCGTTCAGAGACTTCATGGGTCCTATCATTAATTCATTGGAAGTTGTTTTCTTGGGTCTTACTAGCTTTATCAGTGGTGTATTCTCAAACAACTGGAGAAGAGCGTGGTTTGGTGTCAGACAGATATTTGAGGGTATTGTTTCCGGATTAAGCCACATCTTCAAGGCTCCATTGAATTTCATGATTGATGGAATTAACAAATTCTTAAGTGGTATCGGCAAGATAAAGATTCCTGACTGGGTTCCTGGTGTCGGTGGAAAAGGATTCTCAATTCCTAGGATTCCTAGACTCGCAAAAGGTGGTATCGTAAGTGCATCCACTATTGCCAATATTGGTGAAGCAGGAACAGAAGCAGTAATACCATTACAGAGAAACACACAGGGACTTGATATGATTGCTGAAAAGATTTCAGAAAGATTATCACTTTCTCAGAATGACGGCACAGGCGCTACCTACGTCATTAAATTGGTACTTGATGATGGCAGAGTAATCACTAAGATGGTGATTGACAATATCAAGGACTATGAAGCACGCACAGGCAAGCCTGTATTTGACTATTAGGAGGTGGAATAAATGGCAGATGAAGCGAAAATCAAGATAAACGGAACACTTATTCCGACTCCTTCAGAGATTAGCGTAGAAATCAATGATCTAGATTCGGACAGTGTCAGACCTGTCTCAACAGGCATCTTAAGAAGAAATAGAATACGTTCTAACATGCTTAAGATTACATGTACATATAAGTTGAATACATTCACAGATGTAATGAATATTCTGAAGGTACTCACTCCGGCAGAGTTCACAGCAGAACTCTACATTCCTGATCATGGTATCAGGGGAACTAAGAAGATGTATGCTTCAAATAAGAAGTACAATTATAAGAGAGTGCAGTCTGGTCTGAAGGCAGATTCATTCTCTTTCTCTCTGATTGAGGTGTGATCATATGCTTATAAAATATGGAGAGACAAATGTAACGGACAGACTGCTAAGTTATAAGCTGTCTGTCTCTTTTTCTGATGGCTGTATGATAGGTAATGTCCCATCAGCACAGCTTGAGGTCAAGTTCGATAATTATGATGGTATTCTTGACAATCTTGATCTAGATATTATCTGGGAAACCCAGGAAAATGATTCTTCTAAAAAAAGGTATTTCAAAATTTATGATCAGCCAGAGAAATATACAAAAGAATTGACTTTGAAAATGTATGACTGCAATTATCAGTTAGATATTGCGTATGATACAAAACTTTCATATCCAGTAACGATAAAAGACCAGTTGGATGAAATTGAATCTCTTACTGGTCTTTCTATTAAAAGAGATAATATACCAAGCTATGTGCTCAAAAAAAGTGTAGCATGGTATGACAACACGATTGTTATAAGAAATTATTTAGGCTGGATTGCAGAACTGTTTGGTGCAAATGTATTTGCTGATGAGAAAGAAACTATTAAATTTGTGCCTCTGTCGAAAACGGCATATGCATCTACGCAGGATATTGTCAGTTATGAAAAGAATGAAGATTATACATTAACAAGGATATATGCTGAAAATGGAATGAATCCACTAGAAAAAGGTGATGAGACAGGAAACTCTCTTTTTGTTGATGGCAACAATCTGTACTGTGATGATCAGTCAATCATAGATCAATTATATACACAGCTATCCGGAATCACTTTCAGCCAGGTGCAGAGCGTAAGTATGATATCTATTGATGATCTAGAACCTGGATGCATAATCAACTATAATGATGAATTTAATTTCTTTGTTACAGATCTATCAGTAGAATTCAAAGGTGGAGAATTTTCAATGTCTACCGTGGATGGGACGGTATCTACAAAGAATGAAGAAAAAATAATCAATAAAATGACGAATACGCAGAGAATCAGAAAGCTGCAGGTCCAGCAGGACCAGGAATCCTTGAAACTGGATATAATCGCAAAGGAACAGGAAGGCATCAATGACAAGATGGCGCAATTAAGCCTGTCTAATGAGAAAATATCGCTAAGGGTTTCAGAAGTTGAGGAAAAGGCAGGAGAAGCAATCAAACAGGCACAGGGTTCTGTTAAGAAATTCGTATGTGAATATGCTGAATCGAAAGATGGGCTTATTCCTCCTGATACAGGCTGGGGAGAAAATGCTCCAGTATGGCATGATGGCATATATATCTGGCAGAGAACTGCCACAACAATCAACGATACTGTCACGTACAGCACTCCTGTATGCATCACAGGGGCAAAAGGAGAAGATGCTATATTATTATACATTGACTCCTCAAATGGCAATCTGTTCAAGAATACAGGCATTTCAACCACTCTTACAGTCACTATAATCATAGGTCATACAACTATAGACAATTCCGAGAAACTTGAACAGGTATTCGGAAGTGATGCATATCTTCAGTGGCTGTATAAGCCATTAGGAAGTAATGACTATATAACTATCTCTAGAGATGATACAAGGCTGTCTGATGGTGGCTTTATTTTTACTATCAGTCCTGGAGATGTTGATACAAAGACAGTGTTCAGCTGCAAACTAAATTATTAGAAGGAGACAGATAGACGATGGCAGTAAAAGTAAGTAATCAGACGACTATTCTTGATATTACTGATGGGTTTTCAGTGATCATGACAAATGAGAACTATACATTTTTAGGGAATACAACTTCAGTAGCATCGACACAGTCAACAACTACACAGATTATGGTCATGCAAGGGACCGAGCAGATACCTTGCAAAATCGGACAGATGACATGTCCAACAGGAATTTCAGCGGTTTCTGATGGCAAGAGCCCTGTGCCTACTGTCACTATTACAGCGACAACAGCAGTCAGACAGAATGGCTCTTTTAATATTCCTATCATTGCTGATGATGTTACATTGAATAAGACATTCTCTTATTCTATTGCCTTCACTGGCCAGAAAGGTGATACAGGCGCAAAAGGTGATAAAGGAGAGACAGGAGCCACAGGTGCAACAGGTGCACCTGGTTCAAAAGGCGACAAGGGTGCTGATGGTGCTGATGCGCTAACTCTTGTCATCATTTCTTCAAACGGCAACATCTTCAAGAATAGTGCGATTGCAACAACATTAAGCGCTCATGTGTACAAGGGCGGTAAGGAAATGACAGGTACAGAACTAAGCGCACTTGGAACTATTAAGTGGTACAAGGATAGTTCTTCAACTGTATATAAGACAGGAAGCGCAATTACAATCAGCGCTGGTGATGTTGAAAGCCGTGCAACATTTACTGCTCAATTAGAAGGGTAATCGCATGATCAAGGCATCAGCAAGCGTTACTCTTGCAAGAGTAAATGACGGAGAAGACGGACAGGGCATTCGCTCTATTACACCAGAGTATTATCTATCTGATTCTTCAACACAAATGCCCGATTTAGACAGTGACGGGTGGAAAAGCGTTCCCGATGACTACATTGACAAGCATTACTACTGGGTTAGGTCGAAGATATTATGGGATGATGGAACGTATACAACAACTACACCGACACTTGCAAATGACTTGAAGTCAATCATTGATGACTATGATAACAGAATCAACAATATGAACAGTCAGCTGCAGCAGGCAACCAAGGATGCTTCTTCGTCTATAGAACAGACAAAGGCATCCATCTTACAGACAGTATCAGAGAATTATTACAGTGCCTCTGACGGCGCAAACCTTGCTTCTACTGTATCTACTATTCAGCAGACAACAGAAAGCATTCAGATGGGATTTGTAAAGAAAGAAGACTTTACTTCCCTTTCTGACAAGGTTTCAAACAATCAGACTCAGCTGAACACTTATATCAGATTCAATGCAGACGGCATAGAGATAGGTAAACAGGAATCTGAATTCAAGACAAAACAGACAAACAGCAAGTACTCTATTCTTCAGAACAATGACGAAGTAGCGTATTTTGCTAATAACAGAATGTATAACTCAAACATCGAAGTTTCTAGTTCTTTAAGGATTGGAAACTTCGGATTTGTTGTTAATAGCGATGGATCATTAACATTTAAGAAAGTAGGTGGTGACTGATGGCAACAAGCGCAACATGCAGTGCATCGTTTGGTGGTGGCAATGGTAATGTCACAATGACAATGACACGAACAGGTGTCAATGTTGATGAAAACTATGATTTGTGGACTGCTACGCTAACAAAGTATTATAAGTGGGATATCCACTCAAGTGCTACTAAATACGGCTCTATGTGGGCAAATGGTGTGTTAATCTGGTCTGGTGGTGTGACTATCGGAGGAAGTGGAACAAAGACACTTGCGACGGTTACTAATATTAGAATCCCTCATGACAGCAACGGGGGAAAGCATTTTGATTTCTCGTTCTCACAGGAATTGAAGGTAACCCTTTCAGGCAGCTATGTAGGTAGTGTATCTGCTTCGGGCGGTATTGACTGCGATGTTATCCCGAGAGCAACCAAGCCATACTGTTCTCCAGCATCAGTTTATTTTGGAAACAGTGTGACAATCAAGACACCTAGAGCGTCTTCTGATTTCGGACATGTAATAACGTACAGCTTTTATGATAAGACTGAACAGATTGCTGATAATCAGTGGAATGATGAATTCAAGTGGACAGTTCCAACTTCACTAATCAGTAAGATGCCCAATGCTTCACAGTTCTATATTTGTTTCAGAGTAGATACATACAGTCGTTCCGGTAAATTCATCGGTAGTAATTACTGTACCTTGGATGTTGTACTTCCCTCGGGTTATGGACCAACTGTTACAGGTATCACATACACAAATGAAGATGCTGCAATTGCAAAAAGATTCGGAGCATCAACGATTATTCAAGGTGTTTCAAAAGTCAAATGCAATGTATCTACTTCAACGAAGAATGGTGCTACAATCACGTACTACCAAAATGAAATTGACGGACAGAGCATACCTGGTCCTAACAGTTTCTTTACGACACAGCCGCTGAAATCATCTGGCACAGTTGTTCTTAAATCGACAGTCACAGATTCAAGAGGACAGAAGGCTGCATTGTCAAAGAATATTGCAGTCACACCATGGTGGTCACCAGCTGTTAAGAATGTCAGCGCACAGCGTTGGAATGTGACATCTAATAAGGCTGACGATGAAGGTACGGCAGTTAAGATTACTTATTCATTTTCAGTTGCACCTGTTAACAATAAGAATGATAAGACTGTCATGATCCAGTACAAAAACGGAGAAACATGGACTACTCTTGCAACTTATACAGATTCATACAGCGCAGAAAACAAGGTATATATATCATCTGCCGGCAAATTCAATACGGATAATGCCTACTCGTTCAGAGTGCTTGTGAAGGATTACTTCACTACAGATGGTGTTGCATCTTATGCTGCTATCGCTCCTTCGTTCAAACTGCTTGATTTTTCTGCTGATGGCAGAGGGATTGGAGTTGGATGCAAGGCGGAGAGTGGTAAGTTAAAGGTGGATATGCCTCTTGAAGCGCAGTCATACAACGGCTATGCATTCGATTTTGACACTGAAAATCAGATTGATACATGGATTCTTGTTCTTAAGGATGGAAAAATACAGCATAAGTATATTGGCTGGTCTGATTGGATCTCTTGTGGAACTAATGCATGTGGTATCACACTGAAATACCGATATAACGACGGATTGAAACTCTGCGAACTGAACTGGGATGGTCTAGTAAATGCCCCAATCGGAGGGAATACCATGGGGTACATGTGGTCGGGATTTCCTGCCGATAAAACCCCGACAGGTAATATGTTCATTCCTATATCAAACCCTGCTGCAGACGCTGGGCTAGTTATTAGATATTACCCTGTGGCAAATGATATAACAAAAGGTAATTTTACTTTGACTTCACTAAGAAACACTATAAACGATGTTTATATTTGCGGTTTTTATATGTATTCATACGCTAATAAATAAAGGAGAAGAAAATATGAAATTATATGATACATCATTAAAATACATGGATGCGATTAACGCAATCGGAGGCACTATTGTAGCAGTATTGACCGCTGCATTAGGCACACATTGGTTTTTATTCGTTGGTTTCCTCACGCTTAACATTATTGATTACATCACAGGTATTAGAAAATCACGTTTGACTGGCAAAGAGAATTCCGCTAAAGGAGTGCGTGGTGTATGGAAAAAGTTAGGGTACTGGTTAATGGTACTCGTTGCTTTTCTCGCATCAGCGATTTTTATCGAAGTCGGTCAGACAATTAATGTTGACTTAACTATCACAACTTATGTGGGATGGTTCACATTAGCATCTCTTATTATCAATGAATTAAGAAGCATTATTGAGAACTTTGTAGAAGCAGGCGACAATGTACCATCTGTTTTAACAAAGGGCTTAGAAGTGGCAGAAAATGCCATTAAAAAAGGAGAAGAATAATGGGCAACGATGAATTTTTAAAGATTGCAACTGAAGAAGTAAGAAGATATACAGATGAACACCTAGAAGATCCACAGGATTTCGATATCTATGTGGTGTGGGTGTGCAAGACACTGCAAAATAACAAAGCATTATTATCAACTACACTGTTAGACGGAATGTATTTCGAGTGTACATATAATGGAGACAAAAAAGAATTATACTTTGATGCCTACCATAAATTAGAAAACAGATGTATTAAAGTGGAGGGATAAACATGGCAAGTTATTTTAATCTTGTATTAGATACACTCGCTCCCCAGGGACTGACTGTCAAACTAAACAATGGATCACAATACACTACATCTAAGAATGTTACTTTAAGCATCTCAGTATCTGATACATCCACATCAGGATATCAGATGAAGGTTTGGGGTATTGATGGAGCATCATCTGAAGATAGTGCTTCATGGGAGACTTTTGCATCAACAAAAAGTATTGCACTTCCAACAGGTGACGGACTCAAGACTGTATACGTAAAAGTACGTGATGATGTCTGCAATGAGACTGCTGCAATATCTGCTACCATCACATTAGATACTTCAGTGCCAGCAGTAACAATTATCGGACCGGATGTCTCAAGAATCTCTAAGACAGCACCTAAAAACGTGGCTACATTCAGCTTCACTTCAGATGTTGACTTTGTTGAATATAAGATTAAGGTTGTTCCTTCTCAGTCTTCATTGAATGATGCTGGAACATTAATTGGTACTGCTAATGGTTCTGCAAACATGAAAGGTACTGGAACATTCAAAAAGAATAATGCAATCTCTTGCAAAATCTACGGCAAAGACCTTGAAATGGCTTCAAGTGGTGATGGTGAGAAGATCATCAAGGTATTCGTGAAGAACGCACACGGTACTTGGTCAGTAGCATAACGATATGGCGCAAGAATATACAGTAACCGCAGAAGCCACAATGCCTAATATCCATATTGCGGGGAGCGGACACAACGTAGAGAAGGTTACATGGGCTGTTCCTTCTCTTCCCTCTAATGCGATAGTCATCAATGTAAAATTCACAGGGATATTTAATTGTTCATATACATATGCCAATGCAGTTAGATTTACGGTCAATGGTGGAGATGTTTATAAAAAAACGCTAAGTTTATGAAAAATGTTGCTACTAGATCATTAAATTTAACTTAACGCCTATTTTTCTACTTTATAGCCACCTAACTCAAATCATCATTTCTTGAATAGTTGTAAAATGATCTTAAAAGGTCAGGTGAGTGCTATGATAACTGAAAACCAGGTAAAAAACTATTTAAGATCTAAGGATAAGGATTATGTAAATAAACTTATTGAATCATTATATGAACAGGATGATGAAGACATTGATCCATCTCATAAAGCATGCCCTATATGTGGTTCAGTTCATTTCAAGAAGAATGGAAAAGATAAGAACGGACATCAGAGATATATCTGTCTTGACTGTCACAAGTCTTTTATTGATAGAACCAACACCTTATTCTACTGGTCTCATTTTACTTTGGACCAGTGGCTTCACTTCATTGAACTGGAACTATATAAAATGCCTCTAGAGGGTGAGGCTCAAGTCTTGGAGACAAGCAAGACAACCTGCTTCTATATGCGTCATAAACTTTATCATGCAGCATCTGAAATCATGGGTCATCAGAAATTATCTGGTGAAGTTGAAATAGATACACAGTATAAAAGTATCAACCTAAAGGGAACACTTCCTCAAAATATGCCTAGATACTCAAAGAAAAGAGGTAAACAGGCTGCATATAGAGGAATATCTCATCACAAGATTGCCATTGTCTGTGCTACAGATGAAAATGATCATATGATGATGCAGGTATCAGGTCTTGGAAGTGAATCATTCGATAAATATAAAGCGAATAAAGACTACTTTAAGGATGTGGAAGAGTTCATATCAGATTCAAAGGCAAGCATACAACAGTTTGCCAACTATCTTGAAGCAGTAAACAATAAGATAAAGACATCTCCTTTAGAGAAGAGATATCTTACTGATGATGGTAAATCATTAGGAGCTGTCAATGAGATGATGACAGAAGTAAGTTCAATGATACAGACAACAAGAGGCGTTGGAACCAGATACATACAAGGTTATCTAGATTTCCTGCTTCTTAAGAAGCAGGCTAAGTATACATTCAAGAGAAAGGAAATAGCATCTGAGATTCTAAGAATGATGATGGATACTGAGGCTTTCAGTAATGAAATGGTAAGAGCTACGCCTATGCCTATTTCACTTAAGGAAGCATATTACGAATATCGTTATGGTATTTTTGCTGAATAAGATAACCTAAAGCAACAATTTTCTTAAAAAGAGCGTAAAAAAACAGCAAGTAAAACTATTGATCTTGGCACAGACTTAAATGGGTCTATAGAGTGTGAAGCTTGGGGGTCATCATGGGCTTCCGTTGGTAATGTATGGCTTACTGAAGGGCTTGTTACTATCACTTATAGACTAGCTGAGGCTCCTATTGTGACGATTGATAGTATCGATAAGTATCGAATATCTAGAGTGCTCGGAATAAATGAGTGCAGCTGCAGATTCCACTGTAATGTTGATGTGACAGAATGGGAAGCTCGTGCGACTCGTGAAGGCGAAGCATCAGGGAGAGGAATAGGATTACTTGTAGAAAGTGGCACTGATTTAAAAACAGGCAGCACAGGAGTAGTAAGTGTATTAGATACTGAGCTATCTAATGGTGACGGTGACTATCTCATAAGGATATATGCAAAGTCAAGTGATGGAGTGTGGTCAGGATGAGTAGAGGATGGTTCACCCTTTATCTTTATTCAGGGCCAGATGAAGCACAATCCACTGAAGTAGATATAGAAGTCTCTCATACCGTTGATGTGGATATTAGCAAGTATACACATGCTAATGCTTCAATAGATGCTGATCATGGGAATATCAATATAGCTGCACAAACTGCATTAGATGCTGAAATTGAAGTAAGCAACATGATGCATATAGATATCGGAAAGGTTTCGCCTTTTGAAGGAGATGAATAAATGAATTGCAATAAGCGTGATATAGATGTGATTGAAGGAACTACACATCTTATCAGATTTTCGTGCTCGTCTGATGGCGAGCCTTTTAATTTCAATGAATATAAGGCGCTTCTTGTTATTATCGATGGTGATGAGATAAGAAGAAAAGAAACAACTATAAAGGATAATGTCATCACTGCACGAATAGATCCTACAGATACACTAGGCAGAAGTAGAAACGAGCTTTCTTATGAATGCCGTGCTTTTTCAAGTGCTGGAGATGTATTTCATATCTCTTTAGGAGATATCAATGTAATCAAGGCAAAAGCGCCTATTATCAAATATGAGGAGAATTAAAAATGAAAATATTTATTTCACAGCCCATGAAAGGCCTGTCTGAAGAAGAAATCAGACACAATAGAGAAAAGGCTATCAAAAACATCAAAAGTCTCTATGGCGATGATGCTGAAATCATTGATAGTTTTATCGAGGGAGAGGGTAATTCTTTGTGGTTCCTTGGAAAATCCATTGAATTGCTATCAACTGCTGATGTGGCTTATTTTGCTTCTGGGTGGAATAAGGCAAGAGGCTGCAGAATCGAATATATGTGTGCATCAGATTATGGAATAGGTGCATACTTAGAGGAGGAATAAGGATATGATTATTAATGTACATGGCGGTCATTCATTAAAGTGTAGAGGTGCTAGCGGTTTACTTGACGAAGTCAACGAAGACCGTAAGGTGAAAAACAAAGTAATTGAACTACTACGTGCCAAAGGACACGTTGTTTATGACTGTACTGACGATAATGGAAAAGATCATAACTCTAACTTAAAAGCAATTGTAAATAAGTGTAACGCTCATACGGCTAACCTTGATGTGTCAATCCACCTAAACTCTAATAGGGGCACTGGTACAGAGGTATATGTAATCAATGAAAAATCAGCAGCTAAACCTCACGCTGATAGAATCGCAAATGATATTGCGAACGCCCTAGGCATCAGAAATAGAGGCGTAAAGACTAAAAATCTATATGTATTGAGAAAGGCTAAAGCCCCAGCATTATTAGTGGAATGTTGTTTCGTAGACAATCAGAACGACAAGGAACATTGGAATGTTGATAAGTGTGCTACTGCAATTGTTGAAGGTATTATCGGAGTAAGAGCACAAGAAACTCATGCTGTACAGTCTTCTAAGGGTGGAAGTGAGATTGTAAAAGTAGGACAGTTACGTTCTAACTACTATGCCGACCACAATATCACAGTGGATGGTTATTTCGGCAAGAAAACTCAGCAAAATGTCAACAGATGCTTCCAAAAGGCAATGAATCTTGACTATGGTAAGAAGTTATCAGTAGACGGCATTGTTGGAGAAAAGACATTAGATGCTCTAGGCAATCACTATGTTAAGAAAGGTGAAAGACAGGAACTTGCAAGAGCAGTTCAAATTGCATTGTATTGCTATGGCTATGATGCTAAGTGGACAGATGGAATCTTTGGAGATAAGACAAAGGAATGCGTGCAGAACTTTCAGAGAGACCACGGCTTAAATGCAGACGGAATTGCTGGCAAGAACACAATCAAAAAGATGATGGGATGCTAAAATATTTCGACTAAACTCGACTTAATTTCGACTAAATCTCGACTACACAACAATTTAAAGCATAAGAAAAGACCAGGGCTAATTGCTCTGGTCCTTTTTTGCTTTCTCAATATCATCTCTTATAAGTTTTTTAATGTAACCCATTTTAGATTCGACATGATCAAGTTTTTCTAGAATGTCTGCATCTGTTTTTTTATTGAATGCAAGATTGACACATTTCGTCATCTTCTTAGCATAATTTGCACTTGCTTTCTTCTGCGCTTCAGTTGACACGGTTATACCTCCCTTAGAATAATTTTGAAATCAAGAATACTAATACTGCAATAAGTCCAATCAATTCGATAGCTTTTAAAATTAATTTTTCCATTGTTTTCTTTGAAAAGTGGTTTTATAATAGTGATAGGAAGAGAGGACAAGCCTCTCAACCTACTTAGTTAAATAGTTTGATTAGAATCAAAATCCAACCAATTAAGGAAATTACTCTAATCACTAGCGCTTCGAATAGGTCCAATATTCGAAGCATTTTTTTTAACTTCTTTTCCACTTTCCTTACCTCCTTTCTTGATTATAGTATATCATAAAATTATACATATGTCAATGTATATTGATATATTTATGAGAATATTATATAAAAAATATCAGTAAACAATGATAGATTTTGCGTTTTAATTATGTTGTTTCTAACGCTCAAAATGAGCGTTAGAACTTATCAAAAAATAAAAAAATGGCTTAATAAGCCATGAAATTAGAGTCATAAGTGAGCGTTAAATAAGTGTTAGAATGAGCGTTATAAATATATGATGTGCCACTAAGTAGGTGCTCAACTAGTAACAAATCAGTAACATCATTCTAGTAACTGTTTATATTATTAGGTATTAAGCGCTTTTTTGTTTCACATTGTGAAAAAATTATTTCATTTGATGAAACTTTAAATATACAAAAATGGCTTATTTATGCGGTTTTTTACTCCTCGAAAGTGCTCAAAAGTGGTCAACTAGTAACAAACTAGTAACAAAAAAACTAGTAACAAAAAAGCACCTTTTCAGGTGCTCCGCAGCCTTGCTCACTTAGAGTACTAAAGGCGCTGACGTTTATAAGAAAAATAATAAAGATTTTGGTTTGTTGTAATAACTGCAGAAAGGAGACGCATATTTACAACAACCTAATTATATAATCCTGAGTGCCATTTATCAAGTGTCACGTGGCACTCTGTTGGAACGCTATTGGAACTCTATTGGAACGCTCTCATAGTTTTATCTTATTTACTTCTGTCCACAATCTATTTTTTGAAGCAGTCGTATAAATATCAAAAGTGATGTCTTTTAGTTTGTGCCCCAGTATCTTCTTTCTTGCATATACATCAACTTTGTACAGTTGACACAATGATGCAAAAGTCACTCTAGTATCATGCATAGTGTGATTCGTATTTAACATGTTATTGATCATTGGCATTATATTCTTGTTAAATCCCCATTCATAAGAGACATCTATCAATCTTTTTTCTTTTTCAATCAGTTCATCAATAACAAATTGTTTGATGTCGTTATGTATTGGTACTATTCTATTCTTTCCTGCTGCAGTCTTAGATCCTGTCACAATATAGCTTATAACTCTGTCTACTCCATCATCGTTACAAGGTTCATTGATATGTATATTATCTCTATTGATATATAGTAATTCGCCGACGCGAAGACCAGTGTAGATATATATGAGTATTAAATGTGCTTCTGAAGTGTTTGATGCCTTTAATTTCTTGATTTCATCAATGTCAAAAGCGAAGTGCTTGGTTGACTGCTTATAATCAGCCACTTTAATATATGATGTATAGTCATTGTCTCTTGAGATATATTGATGTATTACAGCATATTCGAATATCTTGGAGCATAATACTTTCATATGTACTTGAGTTCCGTTTTTAGAACCATCATTATCAAAGATAAACTGCAGATCAGCAAGAGTGATATTATTGATAGGTCTATCATATATAGATTTAAAGTGCTTGATCCATGAATTATATCCTTTTCTCGCCGAGTTAGAAAGCTTACTAAATTCCTCAGCATCCAATATCTCATATATTTCTTTAAAAGTAGGGATTTTCTTTTGTGTCTTTTCCTGTATCTTATCAAACAGATCAGGCGCAAGGTTCCTTGCTTCTTCATTTGTGATTGCATTGGATCTCTTAAGAGAGTAAATAGATAAGGCATTTAGAGCCTCTTCACGAGTTGCGAATGTTCCAATACTTATTTGTTTCTTATTTCCTGTCAATATGTCACGCTCATCACTCATTATTCTAGCGCAGTACGGCTTTCTTCTGGTACCTGATAATTTGACTACAGTACCAGTATTGTTTGGCCTACGCTTAAATCTAGACTTTCTAGGCATAATATGACACGTCCTTTCAGTTGTAATTTGCCTTAAACGTGTCAATCGTGATATAATTGAGTACGTAAAAGGACTTTATGTGATAGTTTCTTTTATATGAGTGATACGCCAATATCACTGTTGCACCCTAGCGCCAACTAGGGTGTTTTTTTATTGCATAAAGCAAAAGCCCCTTATCTTTTGATAAGGAGCTTTACTAACCGCATCAGGTGCAGTCATTTCTGTTCCTTATCATTATATACATCAAAAAACATTTTATCAATTGGTAGCAGTTTTTTTTATTTGTTCATTGACTTTACAAGACAGACTATAATTACAACATCAAGAACAATTTGAATTATATCTAATGCAATCTGCATAATATCGCTTCCTTTCAAAAAATAGTATTTTTAGCCTACATCAATCTTCCCAATTGAAATCTTTGATAACTTTCTTTAGTTTTCCTAGACATCTAATATTGTTGTTCAATGGATCAACAACGATAGGGTCATAATCTGCATTCATTGGCTGTAACATGATTATCCCGTTTAGTTCCTTATACTTCTTACAAGTGGCTGTATTGGTGTCTGTACAGAAGCACCCAATAACACCATCATCCACTTTATTCACTTTCTCAAATATAAGAAGATCACCGTCAGAGATACCAGCATCTTTCATACTTTCACCGTTTGCATATTGTGCGAAGTATTTAGCTGACTTACTCAAGCCTTTAGAAGGCACAGGAATCATATCAATGATATTGTCATCTACAAAGCCACCGTTTCCACAACAAATAGAGTCATATAATGGTACTCTAGTGTAATCAATATTTACTTTTTTGTATAAGGCATCGTCATGATTGCCTTTTATTAAATAGTCCGTAGAAACACCAAAGTAATCAGCGAGTTGCTGAACTATCCCCATTTTTGGCTCGGTTCTGTTGATTTCCCATGATGAAACTGTTTTATCACTCACGCCAACAATTTCACCAAGTTCCTTTTGGTCCATTCCTCTTTTTTCACGCAATTGTTTAACAATGGTACCGAATTGAGTTTTCATTTTTAACACCTCTTTTCACTTCTATTATAATGCAAATTGTAGAACAAATAAAGCAATTTGAATTGAATATTCTACAAATTGCATATTTTTATTGACAATCTACAAAACGTAGGATAGAATAAGACGTGTAAGGAGGTGGCAAGATGATTTCAAGAATGAGGCTTGATGAAATTAGAAGAGCAAGAGGCTTTTCGCAAGAATACATGGCCGATAAATTGGGCTGCCACAGAAATACGTACGCAAAAATGGAAGAAAAGCCCCAAAATATTACCATGGAAGTAGCGGATAAGATAGCTACAGTGTTAAACGTTTCTATGAATGACATTATTTTTTTAGAGCCGAATCTACAAAACGTA